TCGTAATACTGTACCCTGACCAGACCAAGCAACCATTGCAATACCATCAATACTAAAGTCAATATCTGCTTGGTTAACTTGACAATCTGATATACGATACCATGAGTTGTCTACGTTAAAGAACAAATGTAGCTTAGTCAACTCATGGTGATCACTATCTAAAAAGTCTACGTGGAAGTTAGATGCGCTACCTCTAGCATTGACTACGCCGGTAGAACTAAAGTCAGGTGTAGCATTAGTAGCTAATGCATGCCATAAGATAGCTTCAGTAGTCTGCATTGAACTATCAGCGTCTACGTAAGAGCGCATGTAGGACGTGAAAGCCCAGTCTGCAGGTTGAAGTGCAGTGTTAAATGTTTCTGCGCCTCGAGTAGGTGTGGCACCAGCCTCACTTACTGTTATTTCTGTTGAGTCGATACCCTGCGAGAATGAAAAACCATCCTGCATTTGAACTTCCCAAGTATTAGTTGAATCGAAACCAGCAGTCACTGTAGATATGAACAGTCTGGAATTGCGGGATAGGTTTAAAGCCATTGTATATTTACTCCTTACAGCAAATTATTTTGCCTAATGTTGTACTTCGTAAAGTATCTGTAGACTCACGTCACCGACTCCGTATGGGGCCAACAAACCTTCATCTGTTTCTATGCTAACTAACCGTACATCTTGGGTTACAAGACCAGTTGCATACTCAATACTGTTATTGTCGTCTATTAAAATTTCTATATCTTGTAGTAATTGTTCCAAGGAAGCCACTGGGTCTTCGTCACTAACATAAATCTTTAGATTTACTGTTAACGTAGCCCACTTAAAGTTTCCTGGGAGGTATTCTCTTTGTTCAGGGCCTGCTACTACGGAAATATGTGGAAAGTCCGTAACTTCATCCCAAAACACTAATCGTTTAGTAACATTACCATACATATTGGTCGGTACGATAATACCATCCATTGTACTAAGTATACTTACTAGTTTGTCTACTATACTTGATCGTGCACTCATTCGAACCTTCTAGTAATTCGTAGCTTACTCTTCATAAGTTCCACAGCTAGCTCTCTAACTGACTTTGTGATAAGAGTTACTGGGTTTCTAGCTGACGAGCCTTGAGCACCACTTGGCTCAAACGTAGCGTAAGGATTCTGCATGTAAGTATAGTATATACTTATCATGTTTGACCTGTGCATTGATATCTCGGTTACTTGAGCACTTCGTGCAAACCTACCCGTTCTATAGTTCAACTTCGGTGACCCCATGTTGTGCTTTATTTGGTCATGTAGTCTAGCGTTTATTAGGTTTTTAATCTGTAAGGCACTAGAGAATTGACCAGTTCTTACATTCCTGATAGGAGACTTCTTACTTCTTCCATGAGTGCCTTTAAAAGGAGTAACTTTGGTTTTACTTCCTGAGGACCCTTTTACAGACTTAGAGGCCGAGGATTTAGTATTGAACTTAGGGTTCTTGCCAGTCAAAGCACCTATAACAATTGTACCTAGCATGTCTTCAATAGATGGTGAGGACTTCAATTCGCCTGCCCTACTAGCAATAGCGTCCATCGCTAGTTTTCCTAGTTTTTTCTCTTCATGTCCTAAACTATGTCTATTGATGCCTACTGATTGAGCCATAGTTAGTACGAAGTTCCCCGATATACCCTCTAAAGAACCAGATTTCTCTGCTTTTAAAGTGTACACTCTATCATGAGCTTTTTTAACTTCTTTAAGTTGTCTTCTCAGTTGAATAAGAGCAGGACTAGAGCCTTGGGCCTTTTCTATTACGCTAAGGGCTCTTTCTGTTATACTAGCAAATCTAGCGGAGGGGGAGTTATCCGTGGCATAGCTGCCTGCACTAATATGGCCTATATCTAAACCTTTTCTTGACCTGGTATCAATAGTGTCTAAGCCAGAAGACGCCAATCTTATAAAATGAGCTTTCCCGCTAGCAGTAAGGCTACCGCCTTCCGTCGCCTCCATCTTCCTTACCCTCAATTCGAAACCAACACGGATTACGTTAAGGGTATTCTTTAGTGCATTATACGAAGGAGCGACAATTAAAAAATCTGTCTTGAGATCGTTATTTGAGTATATAACAGTATTAAAGCGGGATGTTTTTAACAAATTGTTAACTTTTTCCATGCTAGTTACTGTCGGTATTTTGCTCGCTTTAGCTGCGTTTTTATACTGAGTATATAACCTATCATATGCACCCTTGGATATTTTATCATCGTCCTTTAGATTATTACCAAGTGCCCTATCGTTAAATAGACTTTTGTGGACATGAAAAACGTGTACATCTTTGTCCATCACTTGTCGTGTTGAGTTGATGTTAGTAGGCTTTTTGCCTTTACCATCCCAATCACCTATGTCCTTCTCGGTTTGCTCAACGATATCATTAAGTATTTTAACTAGTGCATGTGTACTCATTAGCCTGGTACTCTATATAAAGATAGTACCCTTTTGATATGAGGAGGCATTTCGGAACCGTTAGTAGCAGAACTATTATCAATACTCTGTCCTGCCATACCTCTAACAGGGTTTTGCTCACGTTTGTTATAGTAAGTAACTAAATCAAAAATTGCAAGCTTAATATCCGCTGGTAGTGTTGCGTACCCGCCATCATACGTTGCGCGTATAGGTTTTGATCTAGAAGTAGTTGTATCAGCTAAAGATACGGAATTAAATATCTCTACAGTACCATTATCTTCATCTAGTTCATAATCTGTATCTGGAATCGCTACCCAAGTACTTGTAGAGCTAGAAAAGAACTCAAGAGTAGTTAATGCTCTAATTGGAAAATTATCTAGAAAAGCCATTGTGCCTAAAAGTTCAAATGTTTTGTTTGTGTAGGTTATTGGCGCCAGTTCTCTACTGATGTAATTTTCTACCAACTCACTTACCAAGTCTATTAGAATAGTAAGTCGTCCGTCGTGAGTCGGGCTACTTATAGCGTAGTACCCTTTATATTCTTCTAGTGTTATTAATGCCATTAGGTACCTCGTTACTTGGGCTTATTTTTGTACCCTTTAGGGAAAGAAACAAAAATAAACCCGGGGCATAAGCCCCGAGTTGATTAGAAGTGTTAAGCTGCTGCGTAAGTAGCTACTGCAACACCTTTGTCAGCGATAATGCTGTTGAAACCAAGACGCTGAGTCGAAGCGATAAGACGACGCTGGCTTTCTACAGAATATTCACTTTGTACAGTAAATCCGCGTAAACGTGGCACTAAGAAGTTAGTGGTGTTAACAAGGACTGCGTAAGTTGCACTTACGGCCTTAGCAGGCATCTGAGTTGAGATCATAACAGGGATACCGTAAACAGCACCAACTTGACCAGTTAGCTTAGTAGCCAAATTGCCTACTTCGTTAACGTTCTGGAACTCAGTATCTTCTAGAAGATCCCAGTAAGCATCTTGAGAAACAATAATCTTCAAGTTGTTAAGCTTCAAGCCCCACTGAGCCAAACCACGACGAGTCTGTAGCAACATCTTAGCAGTTACTTTAACAGTACCGTCTGCCTTAGCAGTAGTAGTGTTAACAGAAGTACCACCAGTAGCAAGAGCACGAGTAATCAAACCAGTAGGGTTGTTTGCAGAACCACTACCTGATAAGAATGCTAGGTCAATCGCGTCAGAGTGAGCTTCAACCAATTGATCGCGCAATAAAGGCAAGATTGGGATGATAGCATCTTCTTCAGTTTCATCAGTGATGAATGACTTACCAGCAAGCTTGAAAGTTTGCAAGATGATCTCTGTAAGACTCTTAGTCAATTCAGGACCAGTTGTCGCTGCAGCACCATAGTTAGCAGGATCTACCCAACCAGCTGATGTAGCGTTAGGGTTGATTGGCAATACTTGTGTAGCAGAAGTTAGTTGAACTTCGCGGAACAAAGGCTGAACAGTAAGCATTTTCTTCATGTCTTCATACAAGCTAGAAGTAACTTCCTGCTCATACTTATCAGAAGAAACCTGACCAGAAGAAGAGGAGTTAACAGCTTTTGCCATGTTAGTACCAAGCTTAGTACCGAACAAGTCTTTGCTGCATACTTTTGCAAGTAAGAAAGCGTCAGTCATGTCGTTCATGTTATATGAGCCAGCAGCGTGCTTATGCTCATCAAATTCCATCTTGTTGCCGCGAGCAGCAAGGATAGACTTAATTTCGTCGTTTTTAGCGATGATTTGATCTTGTAGCTCAGCGATTGCTTTAGCGCCTGCTTCAGCACTAACTTTCATACGCGCTTCTAGGTCAGCTACTAGGTTTTCAGTCTGTGATTTAACCACAACTGAGATTCGAGCCGTGTCAGCTTTTTCTTTAGCTTCAGCGTCAGCTTTAACTTTAGCTTCTGCTGCAAGTTTAGCTGCGGATGCTGCAATAGCGGCGTCGATTGTTTTTTGTAATTCTTTCGGATCCATTGAAAATTCCTCGGTTTCTAAGTCCTTAGTGGACATAATTGGTTTAGTGTAATCAGCTTTAAAAGTTTCTAGTTCGTCATCGGAGTCAAAAGACTTAGAGATTCGGAAAGTACTTTCTTGGTTCATAGGTACGGATACTACTGAGATTTCGTGCAGTTCTAAATCTTTAATCACGAAAATATCTGTAGCGGAGTCATAATCTGCATCTAGCACTCTAAAACCTACAGAGAAGGCTTGTAAGACCTCATCTTTAATAAGGTCGTATACTTGACCTGCAGCTTTTGAAATCTTAGCAGTAATGTGTAACCCTTTATCGGTTACTTGATGCGATATCATTTTTCCTACCGGATGACTGTGGTCATGGTAAGCTAAAATAATTGGGTTTTTTAAGTAGTTAGGCAAGGCGCTTTTAGTGCCCCAAGCTTCTTGTACTATAACATCCCCTGCTCTATCTTTGTCTGTAGTGTTGGCGAATCCTTCAATAATTAGGTCGCCTTCTTCATTTACAGCCTTAGAGAGAAACATGGAATCTAGTTTAAGTAGTTTCTTGTTCATCGTTTTCTCTTATTAGCAGGAGCTGGTGCAGGAGCAGCAGGTTTTTCAACCTTCACTGTTTTCTGCATATGTGCTTTAAGTATTACTAGCATTGCTTCGTAAGACTTGAATTCTTTTCTGATAGCCTGCCTAGAGAAAGGTGCGGCTGAATGCGCGCTGTACTCATGACATTCCATAGAAATATCTTTGTCTTTGAAGAAACCAGCTAGCTCATCTAGCATTTGTGTTGACATTAAACGCCCTCGTCTTCGGTTGCAGGCTTTCCGCCTTCTTGCCCAGATACGCCAGTAGCGCTTCCGGCAATGTTTGCAGGTATGCGTATTTCAGTAAGTTCTGGCATATCTGGTAATTCTGGTAATCGTAAAGCCTTTCGAGCCTCTGCGCCAGTCATTATACCATTATTAACTAAACCAGAGTAGTACGCGGCTTCATCTTTCAATTCCGGACGTAGTACCTTAACTTCCGAAACATCCTCTTTTATGTCATAAGTGAAAAACGCTTCAAGCGCTGCAACATACTTATTAACTAAAGGTATAACTGTTACATTGTAGAACAGTTTTAAATTTGGAGATATGTTAGCATTGTTACCAGAGTTAAGCAGTACTGGAGGTACTCCTAACGCCTTAAGTATTCTTTCTTCATGGGTTGTTACACCAGAAGAAAAATCTAACTCTTGGAAGTTGCCAGGGTTGATTGAGTCCAACTCCAGTCCACCGTCTAAGATGACAGGCTTGCGACCACCACTTTTAGGGTTGTACTTCTGGGTCCATACAGCTACCATTCTATCTTTAATTCTTTGACTAAGTACGTCTTTAGTTTTTAAAACCAATCCAGGAACTGCTCCGTTGTTGAAGAAGTTCTCTTGGTAATCTAACATACTGTTTAAAATATTGATGCTCTTTATTGATGCTCGAAGTCTTGAATCACCACGATAGATAGAAGATGCCGAGTTATCTTTGATGTGGATGATTTCGTTGTAAGTATACTTAACTTTCCCATCATACATATAAGAGTCTACAAAAGTCTTCTTATGCGGTATAATCTCAACTCTAGAAGCCGGAAGTACAAATAAGAACTCACCGTCAAAATACAGAAAAGCGTTACCATCCATGAGCATATCCATGAAGATAGATGATCTAAAAGCGTTAATATCTTGATAAGGGTTAGGTCTTGAATTTAGTAATAAAGCAATTTTCTTTTGCTTTATTGAACCAGCTAGTCCAGTAAAACCAAGTTTTTCTTTTACGTCATACTTGATAGCACTAGCACTGTCAATAATCAGATCCACACCACGACGTACTACTTCTATGTCTTTGTACGCTTGCGCGAACTTGTAAGGGTGTTTAGTAGTTACTACCGAGGTACCTTCAGCGCTCGCTATTTCTTCCTGAGCAGGGTTGAGCTTAGTCATCCCGTACTTCTCTAAATCTTTCTCAAACTGCACATCTTCTGCAGTACGAGTATCTCTTGAAAATAAAGCCATCTATCTTTCTCCTAGGCTATGTGCTTTAATCTTTGTTTTTCCACCCAACGTGGCTGCTTTTCAGCAGTACTAAGCTTAGGATTCTTACCGTATACTTGATGCAGTTTGGCGTGATGCGCTTTGCATAATGTAACACAAGCATTAATCATTTCATCCCAATGGTCTTCGATGAATCGGTCACGTACTAGAAGAATATCTTCGGCAGTTTCAACTACCAATTTATTCTTAGCAATCCAGACTTTATACATCTCAGCTACTGAGTGATAATGATGGAACTCTAAGGTCTGCGTGGAAGCGCAGATATGGCACTCAGTTCCCTTAGGGTACTGAGACTTGATGCGATCTCGGATGTACTTTACTGGCATTCTTAACAATTCTGCCACGCGATTACCTCCGTACTTCCGCTTTTTTAATTATTGTGTATGGCAAGGAAGG